TGTCCAAGTTTGAATATCAAAGAACTTTGGTTGCTTGCGTAGACTCCATGAAACAAAACTATTTCCGTTACCATTAAGAGCAGTTCCCGATAATTCAATCGGGGCTTCTAGTGTAAAACCATTAGAGTTAAAACCATTAAAATCTGGCGAACCGTTGCTCTGACCATTTGTGCCATTACTTTGCATGTAATAGCTGTTTGATGTAAGCCCACTTGTAAATAATAAATGAGTGTAGGCCGTATTCCTACCCTTAATCCAAACCAAACCACCCTTACCAGATAAATCAAGCCCATTAACAATGGTGTTTGTAGTGCCGTTACCTGTATAAAGGGATGTACTGAACACATCCTCTATGTACTGAGGAACAGCGGCCGCACCACCACCAGAGGCATCGTAACTAGCCGCACCGCTTGTAGGTTGTAATGGCATGGTTTAAGCCTTAAATTGTGTGTTGCTTGCCAAGACTGTGAAGGTTGCACTACCTGTTTTGATAATCAAATAACGATAGCTATCAATTCCACTAGCATTACCCGCAGTAGGCGCACCACCTAGCCAACGTGTCGTAACACCTGATGTAGTGCCATCAACTTGCACAGCAGAGTTGTAGTAAGCAGTAGAGCCTTGAGTAACCAAGAAAGCCACAGTCATTGATTGACCTGTACTCATCAAAGTATTCAATGATGTACCGCTAGAGCCTCTGAAGTTAACTGTCCAGTTAGCACTTGCGTTACTTGTGTAGTACAGAACAGACTGAGTTGTAATGTCATAGTTGATTGTACCTGTAGCCGCAGTTGCTGATACTGTTGCCACTTCAGCCGCATCATTTAAAACGATGCCAATGGCTGAAGAAGTACCAGAAAAAGTTTTTGTTCCTGTAAAGGTTTGTGCGCCTGCAAGAGTTGCATCACCACTGGCTGCTGCTATCCACTCAACATCAGTAGCACCAGAATTAACCGCTAGAACCTTAGTTCCATTAGAAGTATAAGATGGAAGCAAGTTAACACGAGCATTAGCCGCAGTCCCTGCACCAGTACCACCACCAGCAATAGCAATTGTGTCACCGCTAGTTCCAGCATACAAGTCTTTAACTTGGCTCATCAACTCACGGATAGCATCGTTAATTCCAGAAGGCGCACAACCCTCTGCAATGTTAATGCTATCAATGTCTGTGTTATTTGCGGGAGTCGAACTCCATTCGCTAATCTTTGTCTTTGCCATGTTAGTCCTTAGTCGGGGTTAGCCATTCCAGTTAAATCTACACGATATGGTTTTTCAGTATTTAGAAGACCTGTCATTGTAGATGCGCCAGTTAATCCAGCAGCCTTTTTAGCCTCTAGGTCTAGCAAGTATTTTTCATAAGCACTCAGACCTTGTAAAGTCTGTAAGTTTGCTCTTGGGTCACCAAGTTTAAATAGCATTGGGCCAAGTTCCTCTGCTGTTTGACCAGCTACACCTTGACCTTGTGCTTTCAAATAACCTAGCGTTCCCCTGAGTGGGCCTTGCTCAATCATTTGACCAATAAAACTAGGCTCTGATTCTAAACCTTGACTAGCAATCTGTCTTTCAAATGTTGCAGAATTACCCAAGATTTTTTCTTGAGTTTTACGCATCATTGATTCGGTCATCATGTCTTTTTCAAACTGCTTGAAAGTAGCGTCATCTGGGAACAATGAGGAAACTCGTGAACGCTCTGATGGTGAACCAAATATGCGCTTACGAATGTCAGCAGTATCTTTAGCCGTTGTAATCTTTTCTTTTACAGCGTCCAAAGCACCAACTTTATAAGCCTCTTGCTCAGATGCAGATAACTTTGCAAATGTTCTGTTTGCTTCTGCTGCTGTTTGTTTGTAGAAGTCTTTACCCAATTTAGTAGCATCAAGCAATTCAGCTTCACCTGCAAAAGCAGCCCTAGCCCTACCAAAGTCAGGAACAGCAGTATCTAACTCAGACAAGAATTCATTTTTCTTGTTTTTGTAAATGTTCCCTAGTTTAGAAACTTTACCAAATGCGTCTGTTTCTGCATCAATAAGAACATCAAGACCACGCTTAATGTTATCAAGAGTTTCAACAGTAGGACGAGACATATCAACTGTTCTACCTTCAGCAGCTAACAGTTCTTGTGCTTTCTTTGTTGCTGTCTTAAACTGTGGTAGTTCTAAATACTTTAATACACTAGGGTCAGTCACTTCACCATAAGCATAAGCCTTTTGATAAAGTGGAGTTGAAACTTGTTTTTGTCTTTGAGCAATTACTGTTGTGTATTCAAAAGGGTCTGTAAATCCACCTAAATATTTAGAAATATCACCTTGGATACGTTCACCTTGACCTGCGGCTCGTTCTTCAAGTGCAGTCTTAGCTGTTTGTCTTGCTGTACTTGGATATTTCTGAGCAACATCAGCAAGTGACCTAACATTTTCACCTGCAATATCAACAAGTCCTACTGGCTTAGTAGCCGCAAGAATCATCTTTTCCAAGTCAGCAGGGCTTACCTTATCCCGATATAAAGCCTCTAATAGTTTAGCTTTTGCACGATTAGCATAGTCAATACTTTGACCAGTAGCCACACCAACGACTTTACCAACTTGCTGAAGAACAGGGATACCACTTGTTACGTCAACAACTTTACTACCAGCCATTCCAACGCCCTTGGCAACAGCAGGTGCAGCACCGCCTACAAGACCGCCAAGAGTACCACCAGCTTGTGCGCCAGCCATACGCTCACCAACCCCTGCGCTACCAGCACCACCGAGTGCGCCAGTAAGTGCGCCTGTGACAGCAGATGCGCCAGCCGTAACTCCTGCACGAACCAATGGTGCAGCGTCTTTAGCCATTTGTGCATATCTAGCAGTTCCCAAGAATGGTAATAATGCGTATGGCAACCCACCTGCAATTTCAGTTGCTATTGCAGTTTTAGGGTTTTCTTGTCCATACTTTTGTTTAGCAAGTTCAAGTGCTGCCAAGTTTTGCTCGTAAGTACCTTGACCAGACAATGACTTCATCAATGATTCAAGTTCATCAGCAAAACCAAATGTTGCGCCTTGAGCCAATGAACGCCCTGCGCCATACTCAGAAGTTCTACCGCCAGATTGCTTAACAAGGTCTAGTGCTTTAGCAAATGTTTCTTGTGTAAATCCTTCTTCTTTTAGGTACTTGTTAATATCATCATTAGGTGCGTTCTTGTCAACCATTGTGATAAGGTTTTTACGAACTCGCTCAACATTTTCGTAAGCCATTATTGACCTCCACGCAATGAGTTGCTAAGTCTTGGAGTTAAACCATATGAGTCAGTCATTGATGTTGTGGGTGTCATGCTTGGTGCTTTAAATGATTTACCAGCAGAACCAATCATATTTTGCGTCAAAATATTACGGAAAATTGCTTTCTGCTTAATTGTTTGTTCATCATCATTGTATTGAGGGAAGTAGTTAATAAACTCAGCAGTCCACTCGTCAGCACCAATTGCTGCGCCTGATTCTTTACGCAAGTTAGCACGAATAAAGTTATTAGCTGCTTGCAAGTATTGCCTACGCTCTGGAGATAAACCGCCAATAGCTTGAGGAATAATCTCTGGGATTGCTTTGCCAATTAAAGGAATAACACTTGTAATTGCTTCACCAAACTTAGGCGCATTGCCTGTAGCTAGTTTTGATGTAATTGATTCTGCTGCAACCATGCGAGATGCAAATCCAGCCGCATTAGTTTCACCTTCAGTTGGTTTTCCAGACTTAGTTAATGGTTTACCATCAGCACCCAATACTGGAGTCATTCCCATTGTTCTTGGATTAAAAGCCATCAATCCTTGGTCTGTTTCAATAGCTTGGAAACTTACAGGGCCTTCTGGCGCACGACCTTTAGGGATGCGTGAAACTTCTTTGCCACTTGAATCCAATTGAATAATTGCGTTACCAGCATCTTGATATGTAAATCCTTTTTTAGATTTTTCAAAATCTAAGAAACTGCCTTCAAAACCTTGGCTTTGTGCTAATTTGTATTGTGCAATTTCAGTAGGTACTGGTTCACGTTTAGGTGCGCCACTAGCAACAGTTTTAACTTCTCCAGTTGGGCTAACACGAACAAGATTAGCACCTTCAGCCAATGTAGTAAGTTCTCCACCCATAGCCTTTTGAGAAGCAATCAATTCAGTTAGTGCTTTACGTCCCTCTGGAGAAGCCATCAATTGTGGCATTGCTCGTTGCAAATCAAAACCACCAGCAGTCATTCCTTCGCCTACTCGCTGACCCATCATATCCTCGCCATAAATTTCTTGAGGCTTGGTTATAGCACCTTGGATAACACCTTGAATTCTTTGTTGTTCAGCTAATTGTTGTTGCTCTAACTGACGTTTACGAATCATGTCTTGCAATTGCACGTTTTGTAGTTGGTTTTGCAATGTTTCTTGCATACCGCCTTTATAGGCTTTCTGACTAGCTTGCAATCCTTCAGCAATAGACTGACCAGTATTCCCACCTTGGAATAGTCTGCCAGCCAATGCGTAGAGTGCTTGTGCTTGTGCGTCTTCACGATTACGAGCAATATCAGCCGCAGACATACCGAGCAGACCCATTGTGTCTGCACCGCCTGTACCGAAAATGTCTAATAGTCCAGCCATGTCAGTCCTTAGAAATCAAGCCAGCCAAGTGGATTTGAACTTGCAAAATTGGTTGCAGCATCATATGTAGCTGCTGGAGAATTAGCACCCCAATTAGATAACCAACTCATGTTTGGAGAACCTAGATTTTTATATAAACCACCAGCAGTAGCAGCAGTACCTAACAACTTCTGGAACGCAGAAGTATCAGCAGCACCAGACGCTGTAGTCTGACCAACTCGTCCTAATGGATTGCCATATACCAATGACATATAGTTTTGCAGGTTCTGTTGTGGCTGGTTTTGCAAGAAATTAAAACGCTGAATATCAGCACCTAACTGTTGACCTTGGTAGCCTTCACGCAACTGACCTGCTTGCAACAACTGGTTAATGTCTTGATAATCAGTAGCCGCCATCTGTGGGGCCATGCCAATAGCTTGTTGTTGCTTATTACGCTCATCAGCGTAGTTCTGATAAGCCAGTTGACCTGCTGTGTTAGTCAATGCTTGTGCATACTGACCTGTAGCACGATTCTGTAGGTTACCCATAGCACCAGAGCCATAACGACCTGCTAGGCTAGACTTAGACGCAATGTCAGATAGGCTTGTGTCAAATTGTGACTTAGCAGCTTGGGCAGCAGGGGCAAACGCACCTTGAAAGAAAGGATTACCACCTAAATAAGCACCACCCAAAGTTCCCTGCAATTGCTGTTGAGCAAGGCCAGTTAAAGGGCTACCTGCTAACGCACGAGTCTCTAAGGCTTGAACTCCAGCTTGTGTGGTCTGGGAAGGAGAAACAAAGGTTTCGCCTGTGTAGTATTGTGGGCCGCCAGCACCATAAAGATTAGCGGCTTGCTGCAAACCATACGTTAAATATGGTGCAATTGTTGGGTCAACTAAAGTTCTGGTTTCGGTTACCATCTTTTACTCCTAGAGTTTCGGATTCCAAGATGGGTCATCCACGGAATCCATTATACATAAATTATTAAAATCAACCAATAATTGCATACCGATATGTCTTATTTGCAGTTGAATTGGCAAAGTGGGTAATCGTAGCCGTACCCTGTCCTTGGGAACTTGCGTAGATATTTGTTGCGGCAGCGAGTGAAACTAAGTTAACAGTCGCTATCACAGATGGCGTAGATGGTCTTGTAGGGCTTGTTCCAGCCACATAATGCTCAATTACCACACCAACATCTGATGCTCTCCACATCAACTGGATATAGTCATTAGCTGCCAAATTTACATAAAAGTTCATTGCCCCAATTAAGTGATATGGGTCACCAGATGATTTTCTCTGGGCTAAACCAAACCTACTGTTAGAAGCAGCTATATCTGTTCCGTTCTTTCTGAACCAAATATCAGCATCTTGCGAGTCGTTTGTTGTATTTTTCAGTTGGATAGAAAACTGTATGTTATACAACCCTGCTGCTTTTACATTCAACCTAGAACTATTTGATAAAGTAACCCCATTGGAGAAGTCTGTTGTGTCAAAAGTAATGGGATAGGCAGTCGTTGTATTAGCTACAGTCTGGTCTGTTCCATCTTGAAAAGCCCCATAAGGTGCAGAATCAGCAAAAGCAGCAGCAGAGGCAGGGACAAAAACAATTACGCTGTCTGGGCCTATCCTTCGGTCTGTCAAAGTGGTAGTTAAAGCACCACCAGTAGCCAGAGTCAAAGTCCCTGTGTTATTGGTCTTTCCATCCATGATTCCACGGACAACCTCTGCCACAGCCCTCTGGTCACCACCAAATGCGGGTAGGCTTCTAAACATCAGCGAACCCCTTGTGGCGTAATATCCACATCCACCGCTACGGCAGTTTTCCAATTAGCACCAGTAGGAACTAGGTTTAATCTATGGTATCTACCAGCAGAACGTAGGGAAACCCTGTTCTCGGAGTCGGCAGCAGTTGAAGTCCCATAAGTTACAGATTCATTTAAAAGTTGCCTAGAAGCTACAGATAAAGAGCCAGAACCATTGTCAACAATAGGTCTAGCTAGGGTTACTACTGAGTTAGCACCTACATCTATATCTCCAGTTGAGATATTTCCTGTAAGGTTAGAGCCAGTAAACGAATAAACCCTAGTTCCGTAAGTTCCACCTAAGAAATACTTACCACCGATATATAGCAAAGAATCTAAACTTGTTGTCAGAGCGTCAATGCTTCCTGATACAGAATCTAATTCTTCTAACGTCAATGCACCAGACGATGCTTCACCAAGGTAATCAGTATTAGCATCGCCATAAGTCCACTTCTTTGTTTGGAAGTTGTAAATCATCAGTTTACGAGTGGCATCTACAGATTTATAGTTCCAAATAACTAACTTACGAACAGGGTCAATAGCCGTAGACATTGTTTTGTAGTCTGCTTCATTTGCATCAGTAAGAAAAAATCTATCTACTTTTTCTGCGCCAATAGAAACAACTTGTTGTCCATCGCACATATAGAAACCATCGTCTGACAAGAAAAATGTAATTCCTTGGTACTGAGCAATAGAGCCAGCTACCATGCAACCTTTATTCCTAGAGATATTGTCAAACTGGAATATAAATGGAGTACCAACATAGGTCATACGATGGATAGAACGCTCTAGCAAAACTAAACCAAACTCACCACCTCGGATTCCTACAATCTGTCCACCATCAGGAATATCTTGATAGTCGGATTGAGTGTTTACATTCTCTACCCAATCTGTCTCATCATTGATAGCAGACCATCTGACACGATACTGTTGTTGAGTTGTCTCTAACGTATTAGCGCAAACAACAAAGTCACGCACCACAGTAATAAATTTAGCAATAGGCGCAGTAGCCGCTACTTCTGTAAAAGTGCTAGATGTACCAAGAACCCATGATTTTAGTTTTTCAGCGTTGTTACAAATAATGACACTTTTACCAAACTGAGTAAACCTTACTCTATCGTTTGTTCCTGTTGTCAATCCTGTATTTACCTGAGTCAAAGCACCAGTTCCACCAACTGTATAAATTTTAGATGCGCCAGCAGCAAAGAAATATGTATTCCCATCTGGTGCTTTAGCCGCATATAAAGAAGTTAAGTTTTCTGCTGCTGCGCTTGAATATGATACGGGCGTAGGGAATGGGCCATAACCAATGGCTTGAGATACTACATTCTTAGCATCTGTTAATGAGCCAGAAATACCTGACTGGTCAGGCATCCACTCGCCAAATGTTACCCTTGTCGTAGCCATGTGTTACTTCCTTGAGGAACTAAAGTCCATGTGTTGTCATTAGAAGCTACTGGAGTCCAATTCTTACCAAGAATATGACCATTGGCAACAACTGTAGCTGAACAAGTAATAACAGGGCTTACATAAAATATCAATGAGCCAGATGCGCTTACTGTTGCATTTGCTGTAATTCTTGCAGAACCATCAGCAGTTATTCCACCATTGCCTGTAAATGTAGCAACACCATTTATAGATGCGCTAGTAGAAACAACAATTGTGCCAACTGCTGAAACGCTTGCATTGGCTGTTATTGAAGCACTACCGCTATGAATAATACTGCCGATAGCAGAAACATTTGCAGATGCAGTTATTACCGCAATACCAGATTGAACCCTAGAGCCAATAGCAGTAACTGCTGCACTAGATGTAACACTAGCAGACGCATCCCACAAAGTAACAGATGTTGTATATAGAGAACTGTCTAAAGTTAGAGTGAGTTCATCTATGCTTGACTTTAAATTGTCAAGCGAATCTATCGACCAAGGAGGTAGTAAGTCTGCCATCTTATGACAATGTTACTGACAACGAGCCTGTAGAAATACGGAATACATCACCAGTTGCAATAGTTTTAGAAGCATCTAGTGGTGTGTGATATAGCAAGTTACCTGCTGTAGAGGCATCACGCAAACCAATGTGTGTGATTGTTCCCCATGCACCACCAGCTTGTGGGAATTCAACAGTAGCAGAGTTTGTAGATACACCATTAGAAGGTGCAGCAAATGTTACAGACTGACGAACATAAGAAGTTCCAGAACACTCAGTTCCAGTATCCGCATCAGTTGGGTCAGTTGTGTAAAGTGCTACATATACAGTCGTAGGTGCTGTGTATGCAGTTGCTCTCAATGTGACATTGATAAGAGCATTTTCCAAATAGTTTGACATTTCAGACATGATTTCACCTTGCAGTTAATTTGATTGACAGGGGTACACCAGAATACTGAGTGTTTTCATCAGACCTAGTGAGAGAAGAAATTGCTCTATCGTACATAGTTCCCCATGTATTTATACGAGCATCATTCATTAGATAAGGCTCTGCTTCAATCAAAGAAGCATAAAGCAAAGCATCTGGCGCAGTATTTAAAAACGCATTATTTGTATTTGATGTAGATAAATATGCTGGCGCAGAATAATACAATAACTTCAGTGTATAAACACCATCAGGTGCAGGTGCTAATTGAAACTCACTTGCAAGAATAGTGTAAGACTTAGGAACACCAACTTCTGATGTTCTTGGGTCATTAGATAACGATGATGGGCTAGAGTAACTCAATGGTTGAATTGGGTTTGTCATTACAACAAAATCACGAATCTCCAAGAAGTCGCTAGGAACTTCTACTGTGCTATCTCCTGAGACAGTTGCAGTTGTTACAGACTTTAACATCTGACGAATACGCAGTTCTCTGCGTAAACGATTTTCAGCAAATGTAATAAAGTCTGGAATCTGTGAAGTTAAGTCAGACCTAGCCAAATAACTGGCTATGGAAGTCTTTAAATCAGAGTATGTCGTGAAACTCATACAACTCCTGTCCGAGTTCTAAAAACTCTGTTATCACGCTCGTTTAACCACGCTTTGAATCTTTTTTCATCAATTACATCAAAGCCACGCATAACGCCTTGTTTATTGAGTTCATCAATAACTGTAAATGGTATAGATGCTATCTTGTTACCAAACAACTCATCTGACCATTTAGCACGTTCATCAAAGGAGTTATATTCCTTTTTGTTCTGCTCAATGATTCCTGTAATGTCTTGCTTAGTCTCAATGACAATACCGCCCTCACCATCAGCATGGACTACAGAATCTCTAAATTTAACAGGGTTTTGCATACACTAATTCTATCAGTTTTGCTAGAAAAAGAAATGCCCCAGAGGGTTAGTCTGAGGCATTTTGAGAGTCACCTAACTATTAGGTCAAGTCAGCAATGATGCCGTGTGCAGCTTCGTTACGAACTTCTAATGTGAACTCAGCCAACAGTTGTGTAGATTCGTTGTCACCAGTAACAGCCAACTCATTGGTTGTAAAAGGACGCAGATAAGCTACAGCAGCCATGTCAGGGTCAAGCAAGAAAGCAACATCGTCAGCAGAGTTGGTGCTGTTCATAAAACGTGATGGAACCACGCTCAGAGTACCGAAATCTGACAAATAAACATCTGCCGCCCCGATGATAGTCGTAGGTGCATTTGTAGGGGCCATGTAACGCTGTGCAGCAATACCAGCAAATCCTGATACTGTTTGCTTGTGAGCAGGAGTAACCATCAAGATTTTAGGATTGCCACCTGCGGTATAAACGCTCTTAACAACAGTTTGCAAGATTGCTTCTGTGAAAGTGCGGTTAGTGCCGTTTGTACGAGCAGTAGTGCCAGATGCACCAGCAACACCAGAAGTGCCGCCAGAGTAGTTGGTAGCCAACCATGCTTGCAAACCACCCAAAGCACGAGCAGTAGAGGAGTTACCATTGGTAGCAACTTGATTGCTCAACAATGTCAATTCCATATCACGCTTGATTTCAGCAGATGCTTTAGCCAAGTTATAAGCCTTTTCAGACTTACGACCAGCTTTATCTACTGCTTGCAAGGTGTTAGAAATCTTGATTGTCTTCTGTGAAATCTGGCAACGATTTCCTACACGAGTCGTAGGAGAAATAGTAATGTCAGATGCCGTTGCACCTTCTACAGTTACATTTAAAGCAGCACTAGCGAGCGAATCCGTTTGCCACTCATGGTAAACAGCAGTTGCTTTAGTCTTGCCGATGGAACTCATCATGGGCGTGTCGGTTGGTGAGATGTTATAAATAACATCTGTAAGGTCTTCACGCTGACCAATAGCGGTGTACGTTTGATAGGTAGCCATAATTTAATACTCCAAAATTTATAAAAATCGTTCAAATGCTTTTGCTGCGTCAGTAACTTTTCCAGTTTCACGCAACCTTTGCATAACCTGTTTATCTTGTGCAGACCTTGTAGGAGGTGCAGAAGTACCACTACGCATCATCTTAGGGGCAGCCAAGAGTTTTTTATTTAACTCTGGTTTGCTCTTTTGAAGTTGCTCATACTTCATTGCCTTATACAAGGTATGTACAGCACGACTGTCATACACGGAACTGAGTTCTTGGTCAGACCAACCTACAGACTTCGCATAGTCACGGATTTGTTTCCGTACCGCATCACCCTGTGGTGTCGCTAACTCAGGAATAAGACTAACTAGCTTCTCAGATTCTTGACGGAGATGGTTTTGCAGTTGGGATTGTTGCTCTGCTTGTTGCTGTTGGGCAATGCGTTGCTGTTCATTCCT